GGTTACAGGAGAAGGTGCTCCAGACTTTGCACCATCACAATGGACACACTCAGCAGAATCACATGAGTCTTACTTAGACCCATCAGTAACCTTTAATAACTTATACGAGGATAACAATGGCAGCACAGGTAAAAAAAGTAGTAAAAAAAGTAATTAAGGGATTAGCTAAGGCATCCAAGTTACATGCAGGTCAAGCCAAGTCTTTGACTGCACTAAAGTTAAAAAGTGGAGGTAGTACAGTAAATGCTGCAGGGAATTACACTAAGCCAACCATGCGTAAGAAAATATTCAACAGAATCAAAGCAGGTGGTAAGGGAGGTTCTCCCGGTCAATGGTCAGCCAGAAAAGCACAAATGACAGCCAAAGCCTACAAAGCAGCAGGTGGTGGATACCGAGGGTAATGGCTAAGAAGAAACCAGACCCTAAAGTAGGCACAGGTAAAAAACCTAAAGGTTCAGACAGAAGGCTTTATACAGATGAAAACCCTAAAGACACTGTTAGCATTAAGTTTGCTACCGTGGCAGATGCTAAAGAGACTATAGCAAAAGTTAAAAAAGTTAATAAGCCATATGCTAGGAAAATACAGATACTAACTGTTATGGAACAAAGAGCAAAGGTTATGGGTAAAACTGAAGTAGTTAAGTTAGCTAAAGCAGCAAAAGAACAATTAAAGAGGAAACATGAAAATGCAAAAAGAAAAGTGTGATACATGTGAGTGCTATGAATGTGATTGTGAAGAATGTACCTGTGCCTGTCACGAAGAGACTGTAGCAGAAAAAGGTAATGATTGAGTTTGTACTTGTGTTTATGATGGGATTAAGAATTATAGACCAAACTCAAACATTTAAAGATATAGATAGATGTTTATACTTTGCAGAACGACTACATAGGCAACCGTCTATACCACAGAAGCAAGGAGCTAATTTACAGATAACTGCATACTGCAAACCTATAAGGAAAAACTAATGGACCCATTGACTATAAGCATTGCAGTTGGAGTAGCATCTAAAGCATTTAGTGCAATCAAACAAGGTTTTGCAGTCGGTAGAGATTTAGAGCAGATGTCAGGAGATGTAAGTCGTTGGATGGGAGCAGCTTCAGATGTGGACAACGCACAGAAGCAAGCTAAGAATCCGGGAGTGTTTGGCAAAGTCTTTGGTGGTGGAAGTATTGAAACAATGGCTTTACAAGCCTATGCTGCTAAAAAGAAACTAGAAGAACAAAGGTATGAACTCAAGATGTACTTAAACATGACTCAAGGACCACAGGCTTACGATGAGCTACTAGAGATGGAAGGTCAGATACGTAAGGAAAGACAAGCTACAATATATAAACAACAGCAGTTAAGAAAACAGATAGGCGAAGGAATTGGATGGATATTTTTAGTTCTTGTAATAGGTGGTTTTTTATTATTGTTAGTAAGTATATTTTCTAAAAAGTCTTTTGCAAAAGAATATACAAGACAACAAAAAATACACCAAGGTAAAATAATAGAACCTAAGTACACTAGATGTTTACGCAAAAAGATGATACACTATAAAAATGGACTAGCCTGTATATACCAAGGAGCAGGTAGAACATTTGAGATAGAGTTTACAGATAAGATAATAGGATGCCCTAGACAGTATCAGTGTATATACAATCCGGGTGGTTCTGAGCCTAACATAGATGATGTAATGCAGAGCCTAAGAGATATAGCTAAGTGAGTCCGTGCATAGGTGTTTGTAAGCTACAAGATAATATCTGTATAGGATGCAATAGAACAATAGAAGAGATTAAGGAAGCCTATGAAAGCACCACAAAAATCATTAGCTAATTGGACAAAACAGAAGTGGAGAACCAAGAGTGGCAAGCCTAGTACACAAGGGTCAAAGGCTACCGGTGAGCGTTATCTCCCTACGAAAGCGATTAAAGCTTTATCTAGTGCAGAATACTCAGCTAGTTCGGCTGCTAAGCGTAAAGCAAATGCAGCAGGTAAACAAGTATCTAAACAGCCAAAAAAGATTGCACAGAAAACGAAGAGGTACAGATGAAACTAAACACATACTTGATATACTTGGACATAGCTAAACCATTCCTAAAGATTGGTAATTGGCTATACCATAAACATGTACAAGCGTTACGTAAAAAACAAGGGAGATAGTCAATGTTTGGTGCTCTTATAGGACCTATAGCAAATCTAGCATCTAGTTGGATGAGCAGTAAGGTTGAAAAGGTTAAAGCAGATGGACAGGCTAAGGTTGCACAAGCTAGAGCTAAGGCAGTTGTAGCTGAAAAAGTAGCCACAGGAGAAGTACAATGGGAAAATTCTATGGCAGATGCAACAGATAACAGCTGGAAGGATGAATTTGCCTTGACAGTCCTGTTATTACCTGCTATACTTGTCTTCATACCTAGTATGACAGAGTATGTTAGAGTAGGCTTTGAGGTACTTGACACTCTTCCTGAGTGGTATCAGTACTTACTATTTATAGCAATTAGTGCATCCTTTGGAATAAAAGGTGCCGGTCAAGCAATGAAGATAATAGGAAAAAAATGAATTTAATTAAACTACAGGATGAGATAGCTAATGACGAAGGTGTTAAGTATGAGACATATCGTTGCTCTTTAGGACATTTAACAGGGGGAATTGGACACCTGATTACCGAGTGGGATGAAGAGATATATGCAGGTCCTATAGGAACAAAGATACCACATGAACAAGTGGATGCATGGTTTGCGAAAGACATAGAAACAACTATAAAAGATTGTAACCTATTATTCTCGCAATTTAATAACCTACCTGAAGACATACAGCATGTACTTGCTAACATGTCTTTTCAGTTAGGTAGACCAAGACTGTCTAAGTTTAAGAATATGATTGCTGCAGTTGAAGACTTAGACTGGGTAAGCATGTCAGACGAAATGGAAGACAGTAATTGGTATAGACAAACACCAGAAAGAGCAGAGAGACTCATAGTGCGTGTTGATAATCAATTAATTAAGGAAATACCAGCATGAGCAAAGAATTAACTGAGAGACAACAGAAATTTTTGTCTGTTTTATTTGATGAAGCAGGTGGAGATGTAGTACAAGCAAAGAAATTAGCAGGTTATGCTAGTGGAACGTCTACAAATGATGTAGTTAAGTCTATGAAAGACGAAATTATGGAAGCTACACAGATGTATATGAGCAGAAATGCACCTAAAGCCGCTATGGCTATGGTAGGTGGCTTATATGACCCTACAGAACTAGGTTTACGTGAAAAAATGGGTGCTGCAAAAGAGTTATTAGACCGAACAGGCTTAGTTAAGACAGAAAAAATGCAAGTAGAAGCTACAGGTGGTGTTATGCTTATGCCTGTTAAGCAAGTTGAAGAAGCAGATGAATAGATCAGCAGGTAAATGGAAACTTCCACAGCCTACAGACTTAAAAGAAGACAATGAATGGGTACAAATACCTCGTATAGCTCGTACAATCCCTTTTGGCTACGTACAGAGCCTAAATGATCCAGATGTACTAGACCCAGTAGAATTGCAGTTAAACAAGCTAGAGATGGCTAGAAACTACGTTAAACAGTATTCGTATAGAGAGGTAGCTAATTGGTTAAGCAAACAAACAGACCGATACATATCACATGTAGGGTTAAGGAAACGGTTACAGCATGAGCGACAACGTAAGAACACAGCTAGAAGCCTACGCAAGTGGGCAGACTATGCAGAAAAAGCGATCAACACGATCAAAAAAATTGAAGAAGAAAGAACCGGAGCAAAAGCCTAGTATTGTAACGGTAGAAAAAGTAGAAACGCTAGCAGTAGAAGAACAACACAATATTGTATTTAAACCTAACGCAGGTCCTCAGACAGAGTTTCTTGCAGCAGGTGAAAGAGAAGTACTATATGGTGGTTCAGCAGGAGGTGGCAAATCTTATGCCATGCTTGCAGACCCTTTAAGATATATGGGTCATCCATCCTTTAGTGGCTTGCTACTACGACACACGACAGAAGAATTAAGAGAACTTATATACAAGTCTCAAGAGATATACCCATTAATATGGCCCGGAATTAAATGGTCAGAACGAAAAATGCAATGGGTAGCACCCTCTGGTGCAAGATTATGGATGTCGTATCTAGATAGAGATGACGATGTACTAAGATATCAAGGTTTAGCATTTAGTTGGATAGGCTTTGATGAGTTAACGCAATGGTCAACACCCTTTGCTTGGAATTATATGAGATCACGTTTACGTTCTACTGCACATGACTTACCGATTTTTATGAGGGCAACAACAAACCCCGGAGGAAGAGGACATCATTGGGTAAAAAAAATGTTTATTGATCCTGCACCCTATGGAACAAAATTTGATGCTACGGATATTGAGACTGGAGAAGCCCTTAGATACCCAACCGGACATGCAAAGGCTGGTACAGCTTTATTTAAACGGAGATTTATCCCTGCACGATTATCAGACAATCCTTACCTTGCAGAGCAAGGGGATTATGAGGCAATGCTATTATCCCTCCCTGAACAGCAGAGGAGGCAGTTACTTGATGGCGATTGGGATATTAAGGAAGGGGCTGCTTTTACTGAGTTTGATAGGAATATCCACGTTGTTGAGCCTTATAGGATACCTAGTAATTGGGTTAAGTTTAGGGCTTGTGACTATGGTTATGGTAGTAAGTCTGGTGTTCTTTGGTTTGCTGTATCGCCATCTGAACAAATCATTGTGTACAGAGAGTTGTATGTTGGAAAAGTCCTTGCCACAGATTTGGCAGATATGATACTAGAAGCAGAACGAGATGATGGTGGTATGAGATATGGAGTATTAGATAGCTCCTTATGGCATAAACGTGGAGACACAGGACCTTCTTTAGCAGAACAAATGATTATGAGAGGGTGTCGTTGGAGACCTTCAGATAGAAGTAAAGGCAGTCGT